GGGTGATACCCTGACCGATCCGGTCGGCGTCGCCGTCGGTCTCTGTAACTACCTGAGCGCAAGCTCGGGTGCTAACGTGACCAAGATGGTGAACTTCGAAAGCTAGTAATAGCCGGCGAAGTACCGTTACACACCTTTGAGAAAGGTGTGAAAGTATGAGGTTCCGTGGCTTGGATACCATTTCCGAAAGGAATAGGCATGAAAAGCCAGGTTAATGCTCTTCTCCATGTCATGAGCGGGATCTTTTCTGATCTTCGCTCAGCATACCCGTCGATGAGGGGGTTGGATCTTGACTTCAAGACCCTGACCCTACTCAGTCGATCACGAGGTCTAGGGTTTTATACCCTTGACCTTCCGCATCTCGACTCCCTCTTATTGGAGGGATTGGAGACCGGACGTCTGCCTCTATCTGGGCCGCTTTCAAAGGCGGTCTCGACGAGGACCAATGTGCCGAAATTTCTTTCGGGACTATGGTTACGTGTGTTCGACAATCACGGTTGTCTAAGAGACGGAGTCGATTCTTTAGCCATCTTATTCTTGAGGCAAATTTCTTGCCTTGGGAAGAGGATAGCCACGGAATGCTCTGACGATCGCATAAAAGCGACAATCGGAGAGTACCATGGAATCGAACGACAACTCCGGCTTCCCTCCGTTGGATGGGATTCCGACGACGTCGATTTCGAGAACGGGGCAGACGATCGCCATTTTGGCGAGTCTACTGCCTACTCTCATTCCGCTTATCCGGTCGATCTTTTCTCGGAAGCCGAAAGCTCCGAAGAAAGATTAAACCGGAGACGCGAGAATGGGCGTCTCGAATATCTCCTCGATAGAGTTCAGCAAGTTGCTGATCTCATCGCTGATGCTATCGGTCCTTTTGACTCAATGGATCTTTCGGGATCCCTTGAGGCTGAGGGCCGCGGCACAGGTCTTAGACATGGTCCTGGAGCTGTTGCGGAAGGTTTGGGAAATCACGAGAAATCGAGTTTTCCAAATTGGCCGCATAAGCTTGATAACTATTTCCCGTTTGAGTTCGTCGGTAAAACGGCGAATTCGGACTTGGAAAGGCCAATAAATCATGAGGTGGCCTCTCGCTTGATTTGTGTACCAAAAACAGCTAAGGCTCCTCGCCTTATTGCTGCTGAGCCGACAGCTCATCAATACTGTCAGCAATTGGTATGGAC